CAAATTATATGTATCAAGACGGATACAACCACGCGCTTGACCACATCAGGCAATTTGTAACAAGCAACAACGTACACATAGTAAATGATCGCCCATCACAAAAAGATACGCGAATTGCTGACCGGTAGCGATGGCTACACGGTTAAAGAAATCATGCTTGCGCTAGGCGTTGACAGGCGCGTTTTAATTCGCTCAATGCAATCAATGCCTGATGTGTACATTGACAGATGGCGCGCGCCTGTACGCGGTCAATACGCCGCGGTTTGGTGCGTGGCCGCTGTTCCTAGCAATTGTCCTAAACCTAAGTGATCAAGAAAAAATGGAAACCGCATTATCCGAAGCATTCAGGAACGCTACCCGAAAGGCGAACGCTAGAAATGGCGGTGGCACGGGAACTACTGACAACGTGGGAAATCACAAAGAACCGCGAGTTGATCGAGAAACATCTAGGCTCACTCGACAAACTTTATGGCGTAAACGCGCATTTGAGGGTGCGCGAGTACATGAAAGAAATCAAAGCGAATGAACGCTGTTGCTAATCAATTGATGCTATTTGAATTGCCTGATGGTGAACGTAAAACCTATCGGGCTATCAGGCATGACGTTGTTAGAACTAAGCAAGCCAATAATGTTAGAGATTTGCATCACCCTGACCAAAAAATAAATCAAATTAACTTTGTTTTGCAAAATTTAAATAAGCAAAAAGGTCATCAGATATTGGAATTATTTTGCGGGCAAGGTAACTTGACAAAAATTTATTCAGACTACGGTCATGTAATTGCGTGCGACAAAAAGTATGCGAAAACGGGCGACAGCTTTTTATTGTTTCACAAGCTAATTTTTGAAAAGCAAAAATTTAGCATCATTGACATTGACCCTTACGGTTTCCCAAATAGATTTTTTCCTGATCTATTTTTGTTGATTGAAGATGGCATATTGTTTTTAACAATGCCTAAACCGTATGTGAATATTCTTAACGGTATTACACAAACACATTTGATTAGCTACTTTGGCGAACCTAACCCAAGTGAAGAAACCATCATTGACCAAATAGCTACTTGGGGCTTGTGTCATTGGCGAATGGTTGAACTTATCGACTCTATAGATTGCGATTCAGTTTGGCGTTTTGCATTTCAGATAAAAAAAGTAAAAGCAACCGATTACACCGGCGTTAGAAACAGATGAACGATAAAAGCCGCCCTTGGTACGAATCACAAGAAATGCTCGACTACGAACTTTTGATAGCCAACAAGGTTGCAACCCGTTGGAAATGCACAACCTTTAAACTGCCTATTAAATACAACTTAGATTATGCGTTTATTCGAGATAAAGAAATTGTTTCATTTATTGAGTTTAAAAGGGTTGGTTACACAATTGATGAATTTAAACATTTCGGTGGTTATGGCCTGAGTTCTCACAAGTGGATGGCCGCAAAATCATTATGTCAAACAAGCGGCAAACCATTCTGCTTGATAATTGAAACGAAAGATAATCGTTTTTGGTTTACTGAATATACTAATTTTGACAATATGCGAACAGTTATTGGCGGCAGAAACGATAGAGGTGACATACAAGATATTGAACCTTGGGTGAAATTAAATGCCTATAACTTCAATGAAATAATGTTATGACCAATATTAAACAAGATAAAAGGCATTTCATAATGTCACCAATCAGGGCATTAAATGATGCCCGATTAACAGATGGCGCATTCAGAACATTATCATTGGTTTGCAGTTATTGCGATAAGAACGGCATCACATGGGTCAGCCAACAATCATTAGCTGATTACATGGGTGTTTCACGCCAAGCGATAACCAAACAGATTATGCAATTGCGTTCGTTGGGCTACATTGAAACGATTAAAAAAGGCCACCGCAATACTCACAGCAACACTATTAAGGTAATGTTCACCATCAATGAACAACCTATTGTTAAACAACTAGATGTATCAAGTGTTGATGTAGATGGACAAAACAAAGTATTGGCAATGGTTAACAAGGCTTTTAACAGGCCGATACACCTTGCAAGCGTACCAACAAATCGAATCGAAAGCGTGACGGTTCGCGCAATGAAAGAACAGATCAAAATGAAACAATTTAAACGCTCTTAGGCAACCCTACGGTTGCCCATGAAACAACTTCATTGGCAACTTCATTGGCAACCCACCGGTTGCGCTAAACAGAGTGGAACAAATAAGGTTATCCCCTTAATCACTTTTTAATTACTCTAAGGTTAACCTTAGTGTTACTACGCAAAACCCAAATCACAGCAATTGCCGCAGTGGGTTTCGCAGAACAGAATTTTAAAAAAGAAATGAAGACATGAACAGCCGACCAACCATCACAACCACCGTATGCCATACGACCCCCGCAATGGCACTGCCACGCGCTTTAAATTTAGGGGTGGCTACATGGGGTGCTTGTACAGTTCCCAAACGGTTCTATGGCTTTAAACACGCACAGATTTTTTAACCAAAGGAGATAGCAATGGCATACGAAGTTCGAGCAGGGCAAGGGTCAGCATTTGTGAACCGCAATAAAACAGAAGATTGGCATGCGCCCTATCAAGGCGAAGTGATGCTACCTGATGGGTCTATCCATTACCTTGACATTAAGCCCGCTATAACCAAGGCGGGCGACCCGTGGTTTGCCATCAAGATAGGTAAACAGAAACAACCCAAACAAGATAGTCCTTATGAACAGGTCAAGCCCCCTACTACATCACCATCATTCGTTAGTAATGATGAAGACCTACCGTTCTGATTGAAAATAATATGTTAGAGACTTCTTTATTTATTGATGAACAAGGCAACGGTCATATATTGCTATCAAAAGAATTTCTCGAAAGTGATTGGGGTACTCAACTTGAAGCAATACAAGAATGGGGTGGTGTTTTAAGTGATTACTCTTATAAAATAAGAACGACTCGCAAACCTATTACTATAAATACACAGGACAGATAATATATGCCATCTGTACCAGTTAATAGTAAGTGTTCATCGCTTGGATGTAATAAGCCACGCAGTAAGTTAAACACATTATGTATTACTCATGGCGGCATTGATAATATGCCCACCCGTGAATCTGACAGCATTTACCAAACACCACTGTGGAAGATAATGAGGATGGCACAGCTAAGTAAACAACCCTTGTGCCAAGGTTGTTTATCACGCAATATAGTGGCGACAGCTAACCATGTTGACCACCTATTTGCATGGAAGCATTTTGGTAGGCACGCCTTTGCCCGCAACATAATGCAATCGCTATGCGCTAACTGTCATTCGCACAAGTCAGGGCTTGAGAAACAAGGCATCTACAGGCACTATGCACGGGATGCAGTGAAAGATTACAGTAAAAATGACTATGCTTATGTGTTGATAAATGCAGAAAAAACAACGGATTTGCACGAAAATGGGGCAGAAACTTAAAAGTGTACGTTTCACGCAACAGCAAGCCGACTCCCTTTAGCGTGTAAAAGGGAAGTCAGGGGGGGAGTTATGAGAACTTTAATGTAACAAAGGGGATGGAAATGAGAAAATCACCGAAACAAATTATTAACTTTGTGAGAAACCCGCTTAGTTGGGATGCAAATGTTTTTGAAACTGCGATTAGAAATGAAGTTGAAAATTCAACGGGTTCATTAACTGCATCCGATGAATTATTAATCGGGGCGTTGGTAATCGTTGTTGAAACAATGGTTAATAGCCAACTGGCCTTAATGGAAGTTGGGGTCATCTACCATTACCACGCGGGTGATGCGCCCTCACCCCATTACAAGATCAGAACGGAATCGATGGATAAGGCTATCAAGATACTTGCCGAACTAGCCTTGGTCGCTAGGGGTCGTCCAAAACTCAAAAGTAAGGTAAGCGAAGTTGACGAACTATTCGAATCTGCTTGAACCGGCGTTCCAATATGCGCGGGCGATAACGCTTGGGGATATTGCCGCTTGTGAGGATGTCAAACTGGCCGCACAGCGTTTTCTTGACATGGTTGAACGTCAGGATGCGCCATACGAATTCGTACCTGAAAAAGCCGAACACATATTGAAGTTTGCTAAGTTCTGCCGACACGTTAAAGGCGGTGATGCGGGCAAGCCTATTCAGCTTCAACCCTTTCAGGTATTGTTCTTGGCGGGCGTGTACGGATTCAGGGACAGGCGCGACAAATCAGTTAGGTGGGTTACGGATGTAATCTTGTTCGTGCCGCGCAAAAGCGGTAAAACTACGCTTGCATCAATCATTGCTTTATACGAACTGCAATTTGGTGAAGCCGGTGCAGAAGTGTTCACGCTTGCCACTAGCCGCGAACAGGCAAGCATTTGCTTTGATTCTTCTAAGGCCATCATTGAAAACATGGTGCATGAGTTTCAGCAAAAGTTTATTGTGTATCGCGCTGAGTTAAAGAAAGCGGGCGACTCGACTTCTACTTACCGCGCACTTTCGCGTGATAACAGAAAAACGGGTGATGGCAAGAACCCATCTTGCGCCCTAGTTGACGAAGCGGCGCAGATTACAGACCGTGGGCAAATTGAAATTCTGCATTCGGGAATGGGGGCGCGGAAAAATCCACTTCGTTTTTATCTAACCACAGCTTCACACACCCGTGAAACAAAATTTTTCGAGGACTACACGCATTTCAAAGCAGTGCTTCGGGGTGCGGCAGATGATAATTTCCGTTGGTTCGGATTGCTCTATAGCATCGATGCCGGTGATGAATGGACGAATGAAGCAACGTGGGCAAAGGCTAACCCGATGTTGGGTATATCGGTAACAACCGAACACATACGGCACATGGCGCACGAAGCACAATCAAAGCCCGCAAGCCTGAATGAATTTCTTTGCAAACAATTGAACATCTACGTTTCAGCAAACAGCGCGTGGATTGATAGAAAGTATTGGGACGATTCGGCGAGCGTGATGCCTGAAGAAAAGCCCGAATCAACATTCATTGCGTTTGACTTGGCTTACTCGCGGGACTTGAATGCGGTGTGTACGCTTCACCGATATACAGATGAAAAGTTCTTCGCAGAATTCCAATTCTTCTTGCCTGAAGATAGTTTGGAAATGATACCAAACCACTACAAAGCTATTTTCATGCAAGCCCATGCAAGCGGCATCTTGCGATTGACTCAAGGAAACGTGACCGACCTAAATGAAGTTGAAGCGTATATCAAACAACAATGCATCAAGCACGATGTAAAGGAAGTTGGCTACGACCCGTACAACGCGGCATCGATGGTTGCCAATCTTTATGCTGAAGGCTTGCCTGTTAAAAAGGTCGGGCAAGGGATGCAAGTTTTGTCGAACCCCTCAAAGACTGCTGAACAACTGATTTTAAAGAAAGCCATCATGCACGATGGCAATCCGTTTCTTGGATGGCAAATTTCAAATATTGAAATCTATGTTGACGTAAACGCTAATGTGAAATTGCGTAAAAACGAAGCAGATTCAAGCGCAAAAGTTGATGGAATTATCGCAATGGTGATGGCTATTCATTGTCATCTAGACAACGTATTTGTAACCGATACATTCGGATTCAGGAGTTTTGAACTGTAAATAATTAAATTATTGGATAAAAGCATGGCTATTCTAGATATTTTCAAGCGAAACAAAAATCAGAATGAAGCCAATACTTTGTTTGGACAAACCGCGCTTGGAAATAATATTGTTTGGAATGGCAGTGATAAAAATCCTGCGGTCAATACACAAATTCTTTACGTCACGACAGGCGCGACTAACCAAGCGGGTCGCCCCGTTGACATGTCTTTGCTTACTCGCAACAGTACCATCATGGCTTGCGTGGCGGCAAAGGCTCGCGCACTGTCCCAACTTCCCATTCGCGTAGTCTCTCAAGCCGAAGATGGCTCATACGTTGACGCTGACAAATCTGAATCCGTAGGAAAGCGCGATAAGGACAAAGCCAAGCAAGTGACAAAACTTTTGGCGCAACCAAACCACTTCCAAAGCACATACGAATTTTGGTATCAGTGGATTATGTGGTACGAATTATCGGGCGAAGCGTTCACCCTGTGGTGGCGCAAAGATCAAGCAAGTTCTACCGAAACACCGCTAGAAATGTATTTGCTTGATTCAACCCTGATTGCTGTCACCATCACGCCCGCCCGCTACCCTAGCTACCGCCTGAGTACGCCCGCTTATGGCTTTAACCGTGATGCGCCGCTGAACTTCAATCAGGTGATGCACATTAAGGAAATGAACTGGCAAGGTTCTGCCGGTTTCAATAAAGGCATCTTGGCCGCGGAATTGGTGTCACTTGATAGTGATATTGACATCTATTGCAATTACATCATGCAGAACGGCGCAAAGCCAAGCGGAATGTTTACAACTGATAGCGTCATACCGGATGGCAAATACAAAGAAATCGCGGGAAGATTAAAGGAAGCATGGTCGGCAATGGTGAGTAGCCGTAACAGCGACCCATCAAAGGCCGGTCAGGGCATGTTGTTAGATCAAGGCATGAAGTACACGCCTCTAGATTTTTTAACCCTGCAAGATGCTGATGCGGCCAAGTTAAAAGAACAAACCATGAAACGCATTTGCGGTTTGTTTGGCGTACCGCCCGCAATGATTGGCATCGCAGATCAGAAGTACAACAACACTCAAACGATGTTAGATGAATTTTACAAATCAACGATGTATCCAACTTTGGTCAACATCGAACAAAAGTTGAAGCAACATTTGTTTGGTGGCTATCCCAATTTGTATATCGAGTTTGATACGCGAAACTTCTTAAAAGGCGCACCACTTGACCAAATGAATTTTGCCGTTGCCGGTGTAGGCGCGGGCATCATGACACCCAATGAAGCGCGGCAATATATGAACATGCCAAACATAGATGGTGCGGATGAATTAAAGAACAAAGCAAGTTCTGATAAAGGTATATCGGGAACGTCACCACAAGATACCGGTGGTGGTGGTGGCAATCAAACTAGCAAGATGAATATCGGTAAATAGAAAAAATAAAGTGTCATACATTTTTAAGGTTGTGATAGCATCTTTGTCAATATATAAGCCAAGTCAAGATGCGACCCCGAAGCGCGGGCGACCACCAAAAATAATACATGACATCGACCGTACAATTGTTGATGGGGTGATCTATGACTGTAAAAAACCTGATGATGATTTGCGAAGCCAAATTAGTTTTGGAAAAGCAAGGCGTAAAAACAGGCAATATTGAAGCAACTGCGACAACATGGGGCGCACGAATCGGTGCTGATGGTCGCCGGTTTAACTATAAGCCTGAAGGCTTTATGGATTGGTCAAATGAGTTTGCCAAGTCAGGCCGTCCCCTACCGATGTTTGTGAACCATTCATCTGATGAAATCCCCGTGGGTGAATGGTCTAATTTTGAAATGGACGACACAGGCATGAAAGCCTATGGCCGTTTATTCTTGAACACCACAGCCGGTAATGATCTTTATAAAGTAATGCAAGAATCGCCCGCCATGTTTGGCGGTGTATCGGTCGGCGCATACGCTGATGAATACGCTTATGTTGATGCTAATGGCGACCCTTGCGACCCTAGCACAGACGATGATTGTGATGAAGGTTATTTCCAAATTACAAAGGGCGGCTTGCGCGAAGTAAGCGTGGTCATGTACCCAAACAATCTGAATGCAGAAGTCAGCCGGTTGGAATATTTCCGACTTGATGGTTCTGCTGATTTAAAAGTTTTGGAAGTAGCACTGCGGGATGCAGGGCTTATTCGAAAAGATGCGGTGGTTGCCGCGTCTGTATTCAAGCAAGTTCTTGAACAGCGGGATGCTGAAAAAGAAACAACGCTTGAATCGCAAACACAACAGCGGGATGCTGAAGTTGAAGCGGCAACAACGGAATCGGAAATATTAGCGGCACTCGAAAGCCGTGAACTTCTGAAATTTCTAAACACCAAACTGAAAGTCAATCATGTCACAAGTAATCATTGAAAAGTTAGACGCTATCGAAGCCAAGCAAAACGAAAGCATTGCCGCTGTTGAAGCAAAAATCCCTGCCGCGGTTGAAGCGGTAAAAATTGAAATGCAAGAATTCATTTCTGCTTTGGAAGCCAAAGTAGCATCGATTCAAGCCCCCGCCATCATCAAGCCCGCTAAGACCGTGCGCGGTGATGTGAACCGTTCTGTTAAAGAACAACTGTCTAACTTCTACAAAGGCAATGGCCGCGTAGAAAAAGAACTACAAATCTTCGCTGATGAAAGTCAACATGATGCGTACATGCGCGAGGCATCAGCCCTTACGGGTTCAGGCAACGACAAAGGCGGTCGCACTGATTATGACCCCGTGTTTGCGGCTTTGCGTTTGGCTAATCCTATGCGCGGTTTGTCGCGTATATCTTCCACTAGCGGTTCATCATTCCAGTACAGAGTGAAAACGGGCAACGCGGGAAGTGCTTGGGGCTATGCGATTCAGAACAACGGTTCGGCCACAACTGAAGATACAACCATTTGGCAAATGATTTTGCAAGACCTGAATGTACAATTCCCAATCCGTACTGCGGCTTTGGACGACATTGACGGTTTAGAAGCAAATGTTGTTGATGACATGCTTTTAGAATTTTCACAGAGTGAGGGACTTTCGATGGTGGCAAACTTCGATCAGGTCGCACAAAGTGGAACTAACCCCTACGGTGGCACGAACGGACTTAGAGGGCTTAACAGCTATGACGGTTCTAACGCAACGTATGCGGGCGGCACTTGCACCACAGCATCGTTCGGAACTAGCGGCACTGGTTCTAACACCGGACTGCATGATCTTGCTACTTATGACCAAATCACTTCAAACGCGAATACGGTTGGTGCGGCAAACATCACATACAAAGATGTCATCAATTTCATCTATCAATTGCCACAACAGTATTGGACTTCAAACGCTAAGTTCATGATTAACCCGATTTTGCTTTCGCAGATTCGCGGTTTAGTTGATGACAACAACACGCCTGTGTTTGAACGTATGTCGCCAATGGAAACTGATGGCATCGTTGGCCGCTTGTTGGGCTTTGATGTTGTAGTTAATAAATATTGCGATAACCCATCGCAAACAAATGCCGGTTCAGCGGGTACAAATAATTTGTTCCCAATGTACTTTGGTGATTGGTCACGCGGACATTCAATCGTGGACAGATTGAACATGGTGATGCGCCGATACGATCAGACCCTCGCCGGTTACATAACTTTCTTCGGCGAAAAAAGACTTTTGAGTTCCGTTCGTGACCCTAATGCATTGCTCAGATACCGTTCAACCGGAACAGCTACTTAAAGTTGGGTTGCCATTGGCGGGGGCTAATCACCCCCGCTTTTTTTAAACAGGAAATTTAAAATGACTATCACCGAAAAAATCTTGGACGGAATTAAAAAAGCAATTCATGAAGGCGGCAGTGTTGCTATCAATTTGAATGAGGCTTCCGCGCTGACAGGCTCAGGTTCAGGCATTGGTGGTAATGTTGTTTTTGACGAATCATTTGCCGCGCTGAGACAAGCCAACCCTTTGCGCCAAGGCTCACGCCAAATAATCGTAGCCGGTTCGGACGCGCAATTTGTTGCCAAAACTGGTAACGCCGCCAACTCTACAAACCCTTGGGGCTACACATTCACGCCTAACAGCGGTTCACCCAATGTAAATACAAGCATTTGGCAATTGCCCGTGCGCGTATTGGTCGCACAACTACCAATCAGAACGGCAGTGCTAAGTGATGTCAATGGATTAGACGCAACGATTGTTGAAGATTTGGCACTTGAATTCGCAATGCTTGAAGGTCAAAGCATGGTGACAAACATTGACCAAGCGGGAAGCACTACAACAAGCACAGGCGGCACAAGTGGCTTGCGTGGGTTAGACGGGTACGTTAGTGCCGGTGCAAGTGCTTACGGGACTTCAGGAACAGCCATTACAAATGGTATTCACAGCATTGCAACCGTTAGCAATGCCGGTGTAGCAGTGACCTACAACAAAGTAGTGAACATGGCGACCGCCCTCCCCGCCCAATATTGGTCGCTTGAATCTACAGCTTGGCACATCAGCCCCGCAATGATTCAAACCTTGCGCCAGTTAAAAGATACAGCGGGCTTGCCATTGTTTCTCGAATTAGGTGATTCTGATGGTGCGGCAGTAGGCCGAATTTTCGGATGGCCTGTTATTCCTAACCCTTTCTTATCTGTTAATTTCCCAATCTACTTGGCGAACTGGAATCGCTTTCTAACGATTGGTAACACCGAACAAATGAAAGTTCAAATGTTTGAACAAACTGCCGCCGGTTTTATAACGATGCTAGCAGAATGCCGCGTGGTCAGTTCCGTGCGCGACCCGTTCGCGGGTGTTCGCATGTCAGCCGCATAAAGGTTGACTCTATGCCTGTAAACAGCCAACTCGTAGGCGCACCTTATGGTGCAAATACCCGCAACCCGTTCAGCTATGTAAAGGTTGAACAGATCGGGCGTGATGTTGTCACGCCTTGGCTTACCCTTGAAGAAATTACACAGCAATTAAATTTATTCAATGATGAATCGCAAGATAGTTTTTTGCAATCGCTTGAACTTGCTGTACGTCAGGCCATCGAAGATTATTTGGGGCTTTCAATCTTTAGCGTTACATACCGAGTTTGGTATGGCGCAGAAAACTTAGCCGCCGCACCCGTTTGTTTAGACTTGCCTGAAGTATCCCAAAACAATTATCCCGATATGTCGGGTGTTCAAATTGAACGGGTTGCATATTACACAGATTCGATGCCACCTGTTTTAACAGTGGTCGCGGCAAATCAGTATTACTACGATTCAAGCGGTAACAAAGTAATTATTCAATCGTTGCCTACAAGCATTAATAGCGAAATGACCGCGCCAATAATTTGCGAGTACACAACTGCACCAAATCCCCTGCAAACATACCCCGTGATTAAACAGGCCGGTTTGCTTTTGCTCACACACCTTTACAACAACCGCGCATTAACAAGCGACACCGTAGGCCAAAAAGCAGAAATACCTTTTGGGCTTGCGACATTGCTTCGACCTTACAAACCTTTGGTGATGTAAATGGCAATAGTACGGTTTGAAAATATCACCGTCAACCAACTGACCTTTGGTAAAAGTTCCTTTGGTGAACAAACTACGGCCACTTCATTGTGGTTTGCTACACGGGCAAAAGTTAATTCTGTAAATAACAGCGTAAGAATAAGTGAGAAATATCGGCTCTATGGGGACGTAGTTAATTTCACATTGAATTACACACCAAATACAAGAACGATTTCTGACAACCTGAATTCATATTCAATCAATTGGCGAAACTTTGATTGGCGCATTGATGCCATCCGTGAAACGGATGACCGAATGAATGTGGTTTTGACTTGCGTTAGAAATGACCCTGTTACCGCCGTATGACAACACAAAGCAATCACG